TGGTATATTTTTTCTTTGTTTGGATATCTAGAATTTTGGTTACATTCTGTTAAATCTAATATTAAATGATAACCCCAATAAGCCTCAGTTGATTGATTCATTATCTATTCTTCCTCATGGTCTATTTCTATATTCTCTACAGAGTCACTTAAAGTACTACTTATCAATCCTTGAGAAATATCCTGCATAATTGATTCTAACTTATCTCCGGTCCAGCCCTTGCGGAATTCTAAAATTTCTTTACCAGCTGCGGTTGTATATTTTAGTCTGTTACCTTGCTTGGTTAGTAACCCTTGTTTTTCAAACATGTCAAGCAACCCGCTGAAGGGATCCATGCCAGTTTCATAAGGGATCTTAACCTGTACTGCTTCAAAAGGTTTTGCATAGCGCGTTTTCATGACCTTGCATGCGGCTCTAATGCCACGCACTTCGCTGATCTTGTTTCCGTCCTCATCTTCTTTTAGTTTTAATTTCTTCATAGCAACAACGATACTTGAAGCATAGATGAAGCCTTGACCGCCACTAATCTTATCATCAGGATCAAACATGTCTTGGCTAGCATACGTATGGTTAGTACACACCATTCCTACGTTGTAACTACCAAACATATTAACACAGTTACGCACCAGCGAGGTAAGGGCTTTAGGTTTACGGCCCATGTCACCTTTCATATCACCTTTGTCAAATTGATCAACGTCTGTTGGAGTGAGTAACATTCCCAGTGAGTCAATAACAAATAGTACTTTAGGACGTTCGTCCTCTGCTAGACCTCTGTAGTCTTTCATAAATGTAGAGATTGTTTTAGCAACGTCATCAATCATGCTCATACTAAGACGTAGCAATTTATCTTCGCTGGTATCAACGCCAAGTGCTTGTAACCATGTTTCATCTAGAGCATTTTCACTATCAACTAAGATAACATAGATACCCTGTTGTTGAGCATGCTTTACAATATTGGCACTGCAAAAATAACTTTTACCCGCGCCCGATTCTCCGGCAAACACCGTAACCTTGCCCATTGGCACACCTTTGTAAAAGTCGCCACTGATAAGATAGTTAAGTGCATAGTTTCCTGTACTGATCCAATCTGTTGGATCATGGAACCCCACACTTAGACCATCGATACTTTTTGTAATGTCTTTGCGGAACTTCGTTACATCAAACGGCTTCATTTTGATCTCCCATTTAATCCTCTAATAATATTTTAAAGTGGTTCATTATATTATTATACATTATATTTCTATAATCTGTTAGTTTATTTTCTAAATCTGGTATATTTCCCAAAGTTATATGATGACCACTAGGTACAAAGTTCATTTTTTCACACCAATCTACATACTCTAGTGAATAAGAAATTGTTTGCGGTCTTTTCAGCGTTACTGTTACAAAACCATGTAAACTATTAAAAGTATTTTCATCATGATATTCATACTGCGTATCCCAGTGCTGCCACTTTTCTAATAGTGTTCTTCCTAGATGATTAAAAGCGATATTAAAGTTGCTTACATTGTTGGTGCATCTTTCTTTAGGAAAAGGATTTTCTATGTTTATCCAATCTGTGGTTGAACACATCATTAAATCAAACTGTTCCTCTAATTTATGAATTAAATCATTAACTTTAAAGTAATGCTCCTCCTTTCCTATTTTAAATAACACATCATTAAAATATGGATAAAGATTATTGTCATCATAATATTCTATTAGACCAGTTTTACTAACATCGACCTGTTCTGTTGCTTGCCACTTTGCCCAAAGAGCATGAAGTTTGTTCAAATAATCTTGATTAAAACAATCATCTGTCACAGGGAAAGTTTTGTTAATGTAGGTAGGCAAGTACTGATTTACTTCCTTTACATGATTGATAAGTTCTTTTGGACTGATGATTTTTTTACCTTTTAATGTATTAGGCCAAAGGCGTAAATCAATGCTGTGCTCTTTGTATATGAATTTATTTTGATTAATCTTGTTTAAATTTTCCACAAAATAAACTAAGATATCCTTATTCCTTTCTGCAACAAAAGGAATTTTATCTTTAGTGTTTTCATATACTATGCAAAAATTCATTAGAAAAATGGGGAGGAGTTTCCCCCTCCCCTTTTATTTTGATTAAGACTTTTGTCTTGCGCGGATCATTGCAAGAATATCGTCCGCGTTCTTACCGCCACTGGTAGCAGCGGGTGTTGGTTTTGGTGCTGGTTCGTCGTCTTCTTCGGACACCTCAACCTTTGCTTTTACTGGTGCAGGTTTGGGTTTTACAGTTTCTGCGGGAGTGTCAGACTGAGAGGAGCCCTCAGGAACTTCCAACCCATAGGGACGATAATATTGTCCCCAACGCTCTGCATCGTATGCCTGGCCGTCGACACTGGCTTCAAACATTTCCTTGATTACGTTAAGCTCTACTTCTGTAGGTTGCTTAGGTAAGAAATCTGACAAGTTAAACAAACCATATGTGTCAATAGCTGCTCGCTGCGCTTCTGTTATTGCAGTTTCCTTGCGAGCCCACTTAGAAGTGCTGTAGTCAGCATACTGTCCTTTCATAGTCTTTGAAATACGGAAATCAATTCCTCCATCATAATCTGTTGGAAGTTCTTGAATATCCGGATCCATTAGTGCATCCTTGATAATATTAAAGATGCTAGGACTAATTACAAGCCTACGAATTGGATTTTCTGGAGTTACATCGTCCGAAAGTGGATTTTCATTTACAAATCCTTGGAAGATATAACTTTTCTTTTTCCAGTACTTGCGACCCATTTCTTCCAGGCTTGAATCCTTAAACCAAGTACGAACCTCTGTGAGAATTGGACAAGTTTGCTTGTACATTTCTACGCAAGGTACTTGAATTTGTACCGGTTTGCTGTTCATATCACCTTTAACACCAGCAAAGGGTAAACGAATCATTAGTCGTTCCGCCCAAAAGAAAGTGTTATCGGTGTTGCCGTCGGGAAGGAAACGCACAACTGCTGTGCTACCTTCTGGCATATTCCAATGTGGGAAAATTGCGTTGTCGCCGCCGCCTACACGCTCACCGCGTGATTCTTGTGCTTTTAGTTTTGCACGAATTTCTGCTAAAGATGCCATAATGCCTATTCTCCTTTGCCTATTTTTAGCCTTGTATGTGCCATTTCACATACTATATACATAGTATATGACATGAGTATTTAGCAGATCAAGAAAAAAATTTAATTTTTTTTGATCAAAATGAAAGGGACCGTAAGGCCCCTTCCAAGTAGTTAATTTTTAATTTGATTTATTTGCTTAGATTACGCAATGTTCTTGCTATTATACTTCTTGGAGTAATTTGGTATCCGGGCTCACCTTCTCTAAGTCCGTGATTACTACGTGCATTTGACCCTATGCCTGACATTTGCTTGAGCCATTGGATACTTTCGTCATATTCGCCAGGTCTATCCATTACTTCTGCCCTTTTTTGTTTTAAATATTCTTTGGTCACTATGCCAGGATGCATTGCCATAATATCTTCGTCACTTGCGCCGTCAACTATCATTTCTTCAACATGTAAATCAATGTCTGACATTTTGCCTTCTGCTACATCTTGCTTTTTCTTAGCATCTTTTGCTGCCTCCATGTTCAGTTCGTTAACTGCATCAAAACCAAAACTAGCAACCATGTGGTACATGCCGTCCTTGTCCTGTATCACGTCACCAACGCTCAGGCTGTGCATGGGCTTAAAACGCTCGATGTTCTCTTCAGGACCCACGTTACCAATGTGGAACACACCTTCAAGGCTGTCAGCGGTAATGTTGCTAACATGCTCGTAGTAGCCTTTCTCAAAGGCTTCCTTAACCAGGTGCCCTACGGGCTTACCATATGACATATTAATCTTCATACGCAGCACGTTCTTAGGAACGGCACCATGGTCGCCGGCGGCGTTGATGGTGTCAACTTCTGCATCGGTGAGGTTGATCTGGAAAACTTTGTAAATGCCTGTCATGTTTCTGTCTCTCTCTGTCTCATTCACTATAATCATTATATACGGTAAAGATTAAAAGTAAACAGTTTT